TGCTTAGGCAGTTGTAAGACTGTCTCAGCCAAAGACTGCGGCTTCTCTCTCCGCAGAAAAAGAAACGCGTGTAACCAAGCCGACCGAACTTCGGTAATCGCCAAGCAGAAAGCGTTTCTCCCCGCCGATCTTTCCCCCTTTCTATCGGCGGGGTTCTGCATTTACATGGGTGCTATAAACTAATTACATACGGATTTGAGTTAGCTCTGCCGTTGTTAGTTGAGCGTCAACGCCGCTAATCCCATTCATTTGAAAATTAGGAGACATTCATGTCCGAGTTCATCACTCGCCAGACTGAAGTCCGCAATAACCTAATCATGCAGGTTCGCGAAGTTATTGACTTCGCTGAGTCTGAGGGTCGCGGACTAGACGCTGAGGAGCTTCGCAAGGTCGAGGCTATCGAGGCAGACATTGCTAAGGCAGACGAGGCTATTGCTGTAGCTCAGCGTTCAGAGGAGCGCAAGCTAGAGGCTTCAGTTGCTGCTAAGGGCTTCATCCCAGCCGTGTCAGAGCGTTCAGCTTCTGACATCCTTCGCGAGGTTGCACAGACCCGTTCTGCTCACACCTTCGAGAAGCGCGCTACCCTAGTGCCTTCCGCGAACACCGTTCCAAAGTCCTTCTTCGATGAGGTATTCGACATTGCTCGCCTAACTGGCCCAATGCTAGAGACCTCTGAGGTTATCAACACCACTACCGGTGAAGACCTAACCATCCCAACCCTGACCGCTTACAGCACCGCAAGCCTAACCGCTGCTGGTTCTGCACTAAGCGTTGACGAGCCTACCTACTCAAGCATCACTCTAGGTGCAAAGAAGTATGGCATGCTCATCCAGGCTGCAAACGAGCTAGTAACTGACGCAGGCTTCGACCTAGCTGCTCACCTAGCACGCCAGGCTGGTAACGCAATCGGTTACGCAGTAAACAACGCTCTTACCCTTGGAACTGGAACTACCCAGCCAAACGGTATTGCAACTGCTGCTGGATCGGGTGTAACCGGTGGAACTGCTGTTGGTGGTGGCTTCACCGCTGACAACCTGATTGACCTTGCTTACTCGGTAGACGGCGCTGTTCGCCGCATGCCAGGTGCAGGCTTCATGGCTAACGGTCAGACCATTGGTGCAATGCGCAAGCTAAAGGACACCGCTGGCAACTACCTCTACCAGGTTGGCGTTGGATACCCTGACACCTTCGCTGGCTTCCGCGTTGTTGAGAACCCATTTGTTGCAGGCATTGCAACAGGTGCAAAGTCAGTCCTATTCGGTGACCTTTCTTCTTACAAGGTTCGCGTTGCAGGCGGCATTCAGGTTCAGTCCTCACAGGATTTTGCTTTTAGCCAGGATCTAACCACTTGGAAATTCTTGATCCGTCTTGACGGAAACTTGACTCACTCCGCGCATGTCAAATACTTCATCGGAAACGCTGCTTAGTTTCTGACTGAATAAAGCCGAGGGGCTGTCCGTTGTAGGTTGCGGGCAGTCCCTCTCTTTATTTGCTAGAGTTTCGGTATGTCAACCTACGGCGCAATCTCTATTGCCAGCAATACGCCTGGCTCCCCTACTGGCTACGGCGTTCAGGCGCTTATGGTAGCCGAACGACTAAAGCGCGATGGCTACGATGTAGCGGCGCTTTCTAACTACGGGCTTGAGGGAAACATCTCAACCTTAGAAACCAAGTTCGGGTCAATCCCTCACTACCCGCGAGGACTCACGCTTTACTCAGGCGATGTCCTCAAACTCCACCACGATCACTTCGTCAATAAGCGAGAAATTCCTAACGCAATCCTGACTCTCTATGACGCATGGGTATACAACGAAGTCCCTGGTATTGACCAACTGAACTTCTGGTCTTGGACACCGGTTGACCACATAAGCATCCCGCCACAGGTGATGCGCTGGGCTAAGCGCGACAATGTGAAGACAATCGCAATGTCACCATTCGGTCAGCGAATGTTTGAGAAGGCAGGCATTGAGTCCACCTACATTCCTCACGCTGTAGACACCTCGGCTTACAACCGCCGAGACAACATCAATGGACACGACCTGCGTGAATACATGGGAGTCCCGAAGGATGCGTTCTTGGTAGGTATGGTGGCGGCCAATAAAGCCAACGGTTCAATTCACCGCAAAGCATTCGCTGAGAACCTTCTCGCCTTCTCGCTGTATCGCAAGGAAAATCCAAACGCCTATCTTTACCTACACGCTGAGCCTGGCAAGGCTTATGGTGGATTTCACTTGCCGAACCTACTCAAAGCCGTTGGAGTGCCGACTGAGGCCGTGCTGTTCCCTGATGAGGTCAAGTTCCGCTACGGATACTCATCAGACGAGATGGCAGGAATCTACTCATCGCTCGATGTTCTACTCCATGCTAGTTACGGAGAGGGCTTTGGCGTTCCGGCTATCGAGGCTCAGGCCTGTGGAACTAGAGTCATTGGTTCTAACTGGGCAGCTACTCCAGACCTACTAGGCGAGGACTCATGGACAGTTGACGGACAACCATTCTGGGATGAGGCGCAGGCTTCGTTCTTTATGATCCCGTTGATCCCATCGCTAGTGAGTGCGCTAAAGATTGCGAACGGCAACCAAGGCTTCTCTCAGGCATCAGTTGACTTCGCCAAACAGTTTGATGTTGAGACTGTCTGGAATAACTACTGGAAGCCCTTTCTCAAGGCGAACCTATGAGGCTCGCAGCTCTAGCGCCATTCGCATTCCACAATGGGGGGTTCGGTGGAGCAGAGCGCATCTTGAACTTGCTAACCAGAGTCGAACATCCAATAGATGTCTTTGTTCCAGCGGGAACAGTCGGCCCAGCCATTCAGCTAGGCAACCTAAACATCAAGGGCATTCAGTTACCAGATTCAGTTATCAACTCTGGCAACGACTACGACACCGCTCTCTCTGAGGTCGCTGGCAAACTGTTTTCAGAGGTGCTAGATGGCTACGACCTGACAATCTTGGAACACCCCTGGCAGGTAGAGGCACTTCAGGGAAAGCGCTTCATCTATGACGCACACAACAATGAGTCACGCATGAAGTCGCAGTTGTTCCCGCACGAAGTTGCTAGGACTGAGGTTGTCGAGGCAAAGGCACTCAAAGCCGAGCATGTCACTTTTTGCTCGCTAGATGATGACCTAGTCACCGATAGCCCTATGACGCACATTCCAAACGGAACAGACCTGCCATCAATTCAGCGAGTCAATGGAAGTGGCGTTAGGAACTTGCTATTTGTGGGTAGCGCTCACCCGCCAAACATTGCGGCCGCAGTCATGTTGGCAAACCTAGCTCAAGCCTTGCCTGACTACACCGTGGTCATTGCCGGTGCATGTTCTCAATACATTCAGAACGCGCCTAGCAATGTGCGCCTAGTGGGTCATGTCAACCCTGCAATTCTTGACTTCTTATTCAGCAACGCTCACGCGTTCATCAACATCATCACCGCAGGATCAGGAACATCGCTAAAGGTTGCTCGCGCACTTAGCTATGGTGTGCCAGTTATCTCGTCACAGCTTGGCGCGCGTGGCTATGAGGATGCCTGCATGATTGCTCAAAGCGCTCAGGAAGTAGTTGACCACCTCGGAACGCTGACTTATCCGACCATTTGGAAAGAGGAATCAGAACGCGCTAGGAACGCCGCTGAAGACCTTAGCTGGGACAAGGTGGGGTCAAGGTTCAATCAGGTCATACAAGGGCTTCTGCATGGCAACAGTTAGCCTTCCGCTGGCAGTCTGGGGTGATGGCTACGCCAAGTTCTTTGAACGCTGGTTAGCTGGTGCGCATCAGCTTACTCATAGACCCATCGAGATTGTCCTGGTCACCGATGAGCGCAACCGCAACCTAGCTAAAGATGTAGAGAGCGACATCCCGATTCGACATGAATGGCTGAAGGCAGCAGACTACCGACTCTGGGACTACGCCATAAGGCTCTGCAAAGGCGAGTGGCTCGGCATTTGCAATGTTGACGATCAGTTCTTGCCGAACGCGCTTGACCAAATCAATGAGGCAGACGAGGCGGGATGCAACCTAATAGTTGACACCCTTATCGTCAAGACCACCGGTCACCATTGGAAAGGTCATTGGGATGCAAACACAATCCCTCAGCGCTTTACTTTGGTTGGTGCAGAGCCGATGAAGAAACAGCTCTATCTTGATGCTGGTGGCTTTGACTATCGCTTTCAGTTCCCAGACTGGGCATTGGCAGTCCACATGGTTCACAAGTCGCTATGCAAGCCATTCCAGGCCAAGACTCAGCGCATCCTGTTTGACCCTGGCGAGGATCGCGTCACACTCTCAGGACATCAACAGAACCCAAGCGTAAAGGCAGCGGGAACGGCTCAGGTTCACGAACTCTCAAGAAGCCTCGGATTGCTATGAAGGTTCTGGTCTTGGGCGCTTCAGGCATGCTCGGGCATCGAGTCGCTGAGCAACTTGCGGACATTGCTATCCCGCTAACCCGAGAGCAATACGAAGCCGGCGATTCTCTCGACAAGTATGAGCTAACCAAAAGCGATTGGATAGTCAACTGCATCGGGGTCATTACTCAAA